AAACGAGACAAAAAAGAATTTAAATCACGAAATCAGAAAAGAGTTGGAAAAATCTAAGCTCAAAGTTCTTACTAATGAAAATGATTTTTTAGTAAAAAACCTCAAAAAGGCTGGATGATTTATTAGATTAGAGATAAAAATATTTTTATTGTTGATAGTGAAGTATTTCCACAAACATTAGCAGTATTAGAAACCAGAGCAGAACCATTAGGAATAGAAATAATTCAACATGATTTAGATAATAAAATACCACTAATAGATTTTGAAAATGCATTTGGTATTCTAATACAATTACCAAATAAAAAAGGTAAATTAAGAAATCCTGATACGATAATACGAGTGGCAGATGTATATAAGTGTATGAAGATTGCAGTTGTAGATCCTATGTGTCAAGTATTGATGAAACCTGTAGGAGAGATGGGATTTGATATCGCAGTTGGCAGTATGCAAAGGTTTGGAGTTCCGATGGGATTTGGTGGTCCTCATGCTGCTTTCTTTGCAATTACAGATAAGTATAAGAGAAAGATACCTGGTCGTATTGTAGGACAATCAAAAGATAGTCAAGGTAATCCAGCATTAAGATTAGCACTACAAACAAGAGAACAACATATTCGTAGAGATAAAGCAACAAGTAATATATGCACAGCACAAGCACTACTTGCTAACATGGCAGGATTTTATGGTGTGTATCATGGTGCAGAAGGACTCAAAGTTATTGCAAGAAGAATTAAATTATTAAGATCAACTTTAATTACTGTTTTAAAATGGAATGGTTTTAAAGTTGATGAGTGTGATGGATTTGATACTGTTAGATGGAAATCTAATTTTATAATTGAAGATTACAATGTCAACTATGAGGATGGATATATTATATTATCTCTTGATGAATTATCTAACTTCAATACAATATTAGACATAGTAAAATCACAAACAGATCTTGATACTCCTATGCAAATTATTCTACAAGCATGGGATAGTGTAGTTGGTATTAAATGGTCAAATATTTCAGAGAGAACTAAACCTTGGTTACAGCAAGAAGTGTTTAAAAAGTATCATAGTGAAACTAACATGATGAGATATATTCATGAATTAGTATCTAAAGATTTCTCATTGGTAAATGGTATGATGCCACTTGGAAGTTGCACAATGAAATTAAATGCAGCATCAGAACTTATGCCTGTAAGTTGGAATGAGTTTGCAAATATGCATCCATTTGCACCAGAAAATCAAACTTTGGGATACCAAAGAATTATGTTTGATTTACAAGAATGGTTATGTGATATAACTGGATTTGAAGAAGTATCATTACAACCAAATGCAGGTTCACAGGGAGAGTATGCAGGTTTACTTGCAATACAAGAATATCACAGAAGTAATGGTGATACAAAAAGAAATGTATGTTTGATACCTACAAGTGCACACGGAACTAATCCTGCATCAGCAGTGATGGCAGGTATGAAGATTGTTCCTGTTAAATGTGATGATGAAGGTAATATAGATTTAAAAGATTTAGAAAAGCAAGCAATAATGAATACCTTTGAGTTGTCTTGTATTATGATTACATATCCATCAACTCATGGTGTATTTGAACCAACTATCAAAGACATCTGTAGAATTGTTCATGAAAATGGTGGACAAGTTTATCTTGATGGTGCAAACTTAAATGCTCAAGTTGGATTAGCAAAACCTTGTGAATATGGTATTGATGTATGTCATATGAATTTACATAAGACATTCTGTATTCCTCACGGTGGTGGCGGTCCTGGTGTTGGTCCGATTGGTGTTGCAGAACATCTTGTTCCTTTTATGAACCATCGAGTATCAGCAGCAATTCAAGGTAGTGCATCTATACTTCCAATCAGTTGGATGTATATAAGAATGATGGGTGCTGATGGATTAAGAAAGGCAAGTGAAATATCTTTACTTACAGCAAACTGGTTAGTGCATCGTATTGAACCATTCTTCAAAGTGTTATACAAAGGTAATAATGGAAGAGTGGCACACGAATGTATATTTGATGTTCGATATTTTGATGGTATCAGTGCTGAAGATGTCGCAAAGAGATTGATGGATTATGGTTTTCACGCACCTACATTATCTTGGCCAGTTACAGGAACAGTAATGGTTGAACCAACTGAAAGTGAGTCTTTATATGAACTTGAAAGATTTGGTTCAGCAATGGTAAGTATCCGAAGAGAAATTGATAAGAATAAAGATATCTTGAAAAACGCACCTCATACTGCAAAGGTTGTAAGTTCGGACGAATGGGTGTATAATTATAGTCGTGAAGAGGCAGCATATCCCGCTAATCAAACTAATAAGTTTTGGCCAGCGATATCACGAATCGACAATGTTTATGGAGATCGTAATCTTGTCTGCTCTTGTGCAAACTATTTTGATAATGAAGATGGAACTGAAAGACTGGTTGAATTCAATCAACCAAACAAAGAAAAATTTAATAGATGAAGACCCTTTAGTAGAGAAAGATTATCCACCATACATAATCAATCGTTGTTTCTCTGGACACTTAGATGCTATTCTTTTTGCGAATGAAATGAATAGGTATAATTTCTTACCAAAGAGGATGCAATACGACTTTTATATAAATACACTCAGAACTAAGAAGAGATTCTCTCCTTGGCTTCGTAAGGATATGATCAAAGACCTTGATTATGTGAAACGTTATTATGGTTATAGTAACGAAAAAGCAAAACAAGCTTTGAAGATTCTGACAAAAAAACAACTCAACTTTATAAAATCTAAATTTGATACTGGAGGAGCGAAATGAGTGTTGTTAAAGAACCTGAAGTGGCTTGGTCTCCCGACCAAATGATTGAAGTTACATTAAATGAACCAGATGATTTCCTAAAAGTCAGAGAAACTCTCACAAGAATTGGTGTAGCAAGTAGAAAAGAAAAGAAGATATATCAAAGTTGTCACATACTTCATAAACAGGGAAGGTATTATCTTGTCCACTTTAAAGAACTTTTTGCTCTTGATGGAAAACACGCTAACCTTACTTCTAATGATGTTCAGCGTCGCAACCGTATTGCTCAGCTTCTTGCTGATTGGGGATTGGTTGGTGTGGTCGATGTAGTCAGAATACAAGATATCGCTCCTCTAAATCAAATTAAAGTTTTATCTTTTAAGGATAAAGGAGATTGGATATTAGAAACTAAGTATAATATCGGTGCCAAAAAGAAAAAGGAAGAAGAGGGTTGACAACCTCTTTTTTTATGCTATACTATATTTGTTGGACGCAACATGGGAGTGACTGAATAAACTTACTGGCAACCGCTGGTTAAGGTGATGAGACACAGGTGGTGCTGCTGCTCGCAAGGGTAGAACCGATCAACCAATCGGGTCTCAGGCAATGACGTATTTACTTACTGTAGTAATGCCCGTTATTTGTTGGTACACAGGAATCCAACCTCCCTCTTTAATACAACAAAATAAAATCCAATTAATCCAATTAATCCGAGGTATCCAAAATGTCGTTTGCTAATCTAAAAAAGCAATCTAAATTAGGTTCTCTTACTCAGAAGTTAGTAAAAGAAGTTGAAAAAATGAATAATACAGGCGGTAGTACTGATGACCGTTTGTGGAAACTAGATGTTGATAAAAGTGGAAATGGTTACGCTGTAATTCGTTTCTTACCAGCTCCTAATAATGAAGATCTACCATTTGTAAAGTTATATTCACATGCTTTCCAAGGACCTGGTGGATGGTATATTGAAAATTCACTTACCACACTAGGACAAAAAGATCCAGTATCCGAGTACAATACTCAACTCTGGAACAATGGTACAGATGCGGGAAAAGAAACAGCACGTAAACAGAAACGTAAGTTAACTTATGTCTCAAACATCTATGTTGTCAAAGATCCAGCAAATCCTGAGAATGAAGGACAAGTATTTTTATATAAGTATGGTAAAAAAATATTTGATAAACTTACAGCAGCAATGCAACCTGAGTTTGAAGATGAGGAAGCAATCGATCCATTCGATTTCTGGCAAGGTGCGAACTTTAAGTTAAAGGCAAAGAATGTCGCTGGTTATAGAAACTACGATAGTTCTGAGTTTGCTGCACAAAGTCCATTACTTGATGATGATGACGCTTTAGAAGGTTTATGGAAAAAAGAATTTTCTCTCGCAGAATTAGTCGCAAGTGATCAGTTTAAATCATATGATGAACTTAAGAAACGTCTTGAGTCCGTGCTTCGTGTTTCAAGTCCTGTCAAAAATGCAGAAGACTTTGAACTAGAAGATGAAACTGAAGGACGTGGTTCCTTTAGATCAAATACTAGAGATTATGTACAAGAATCTAAACCAGAACCAGTTCCTGTAAGTAGTTCAGCAGATGAAGATGATGAAGCATTATCTTATT